AGACAATTATAGACGCGCGCCCTAAACCACCGAGCCAATTTTTTAATGAAAAGCTAAATCAACCAAACAAACTATGAAACTCCAAGAAATAAAAAACCAAATTAAATTTGAGCAAATAGATATTGGAAAAGGTCAGGTCATGATGACGGCATTACTTACAGTTTCTGGAACAACATGTTTTGATATTGAAGAAATTAAAAAACACCCGGATAGCCTAAAACGAATCCGAGAGCATGCCGAGGAATTACTTCTTAGGCGTATTTATGAAGACCAGTCACAATCAATGATCAATGCTGTCTATGATTTTCTTTCTGCTGCTCCATTCGGGCCAGAATTTAATAATAAAAAAATCAATCTCATTCGCATTGCCTGCAATCAAAAGCCAATTAACTGAATACTATGAAACCAACTCTCATTCTTTACACTGACGGCAACCAAGATGAATTCATCGAATACATTGCAGATGAACTCCGTTGCCACAGTTTCAATGGAACGATTGAAATCGAAAAGGCAAAACCCTCAAGCCATCCACTCGAACTCATCTCCGCCGAAATTCAGCACCAGCAATTAAAATATAATTCTGCGCATGATGACGAACATACCGACAGCGAGTTGATTCAAGCCGCAGTCAACTATTTATATTTTGGAAGTTCGGCATATATCGAAGGCCTCGATGTCATTCCTTGGCCATTCGATGAGGCTCCAGAATTTTCAGACAGCAAGACTCACAACCTTGTATGCGCCGCAGCTTTAATCGCAGCCGAGATTGCGCGGCTTCAGAGGATGCAGACTGAAAAAGTTGTGGCAGTAGATAAAACATCTGGAATGACTGCGAGTGGATTTTTTAAGAAGGTTAAGCCATTTTCAAAAGAGTAACCTTCTGTTTACCTTTTTATGCCCCGTAAACGTTCAGGAAACGTAGCTACTACAGTCAACGGATGGGCTGTCGAACTAGCTATTGACCAACAGACAATCCAGCGTCGGCTTACTCAGGCAGGGACTCCGCCTCAACCGCTCGTGCTTTATTCTGCGCGGACTGTATTCAATGCGCTCTACGGAGACAAGGAGGCGATGCAGATGCGCAAGACCACAGCCGAGACCGAAGCCCTGGAGCGCGAGAACCTAAAGGAGGAAGGTTTGTTGGTGGATATAGTTGAAGCTGATAAAAAGATGTGGAGCGAAATCCTGTTGCCTGTAAAAACAGAACTCGACTTGATAGCCGACAAACTGGCAGCATTAGTGAATCCAGAAAACCCGGATGCAGCCCATAAGATTTTGACCGAGTGGTCAGACCAGGTGAAGAAACAAATCAACGAAAAGAAAGAAACCAAAACGAAGGAGAAAAAGAAATGAAATCAGAAAACCAAATGCCGCAGATAATTCAATTTCCAGAAGTCAATACGACTTATGCGAAAGACCAACCAGAATATCGTCCGCTTCCTTGCCACGTAAAGAAGGGTCCATTCGGAGAATTGACCTGCTGTTGGGAATTCTCTTTGCGCGACCGTATCAAGATTCTGTTTACAGGAGTTATTTGGCACACAATACTGACTTTCAATCAACCTCTCCAACCGCAACTAATCCAAACGGACAAACCCGAACTGAAATAACCATGAACGCTTCCGAATTCAACACTAAATTAAACAAGGTCATTGACGAGGCTGTCAATGAAGGAATGGCCAAAGGCAAGATGTCCTTCGAGACGGCCATTGGAATCATTGAAGTCCATCAGCAAGGATTGATGGATATGCGCAAACATGTGGCCATGCAGCAGGCCATTGCGCAGCAACCGAAAATCCATCTTGGAAAATAGTAACCTTAAAGTTACCATTTTATGAAAACAAAAATCATCGGACTAATCATGGCGACCTGCACGACATTGCTGGCACGCGAAACATACGAAACGAATTGGGTTCAGGATTCTGTTCTTACAGATAATAAGAACCGCATTGCTTTTTCTCACATTCAAATCAAAACCAATTACATTCCAGAATTCCTTTTTGCAACAAATGTGTATTACGCAAATTATACAACAAACAGGATTTCAATCTCTCCATTCAAAATTCAGCCAAGCAAATGGCTTCCAGAAGAATGCACTAATTTAGTGATTGATTCAAGCTATTCCGGAACGATTCAAATCGGAACTAATTTTTATCGTCCAAAAAATCTTCATGGAGATTGGGTGATTTGTTCTTTTGTTGTAGAAACAAATACTACAAGTGAACTTCAAAAGTTCGACTTAGATATGGCCGAGGCCAAGGGCCGCATTGAAGCCTATCGAGATATTTCTCTTAATCGCGTTCAGATTGGAAATGGAAACACTCAAACCATTGTAACAAATTACACATTCAAAGACTGCGCTGATTTTGAAACAGGAGTTGAGTATGGAGTCATTGCGTATTCAGAATTAATAAAGACTAATAGAAATCCAACATTTTTACAAATTGAAAATCAGGCAAAACAAAATTTGATAAAAATTAAAAATCAACTTGGAATTAAATAAGTTACCATTTTGAAAACCTCCACAGAAAAATTCCTGAAGACTCTCAAGGAACGGTTCTGCCAAGTCCGTTCAAAGCAGCCAGCATCGTCCTGGTGTGAAGACCACCTGAACCTGAACGAACCTAAAATCAAGGGGCGGTTTAGTTTTAACGGTCGTGAGTATCTTCGTGAGATAGTTGATGCTTGGGGCGTTCTTCCAGAATCCTTGCGCGGCGGAAAGAATTTTATCTTCGTTGGAGGGACTGGTGTTGGAAAGACTATTGCCACAGTTGGTGGGTTGTGTTCTCGAATCGGAACTTGGCCAATGAGGGCACTGATAGTGAAGCCGACCTCTGGTGGACCTGCTGGTGCCCGCAGTTTTTCCAAGACCCGGCTTGGAAAGACCATCAAGGCCACGAAAGTATTGGCCGATAAAATTCCGCAAGGTGCCGACCGTTACGATTTCAGCACCATGCAGATGATGATTAATGGTTCTGTGATTGACTTGACTGGAAGCAACTCGGTCGGTCAGTTGGGCGAGAATCGCTGCGACGTGGTTCTTCAGGATGAAATTGATAAATATCCAACCCAGACGGAAGATTCAAAGGAAGCCAGCCCGATAGTCTTGGCCGACGAGCGCATGAAGAATGTGATTGGTGCGCGGGCTTATAAGGCTTCGACCCCAACACTTCCAACTGTTGGCATCTGGGCACATTTCAAAAATACGGATATGAGGCGTCGGTTTCTTCCGTGCCCACATTGTGGAGAGTTGGTTGTTCTGGCCTGGTCGAAACGGTTCTCAGTATTTGAACCTACTGGAAAAGAGGCATTCGTTAAATGGGACGATGCAGCCAAGGTGGATGGAATCTGGAACTATGAGCGAGTTGAAAAGTCGGCTCACTATTGTTGCCCGCATTGTCAAGGCAAGATACGCAATATCCATATTGCGCAAATGGACAAGCTTGGTAAGTGGATTGCAACGGCTAAGAATCCCCTGCCAGGAGAAATTGGCTGGCATCTTCCGTCACTCTATTCTACCTCACCCGATTGCGCAGTTGGAAAGCTCGCAGTCAAGTTTTTGAAAGCCAAGCGCAGCCCAGAAGGTGTGAAGGGTTTTATTAACTCCGACTTGGCTGAACCAGATATGCAGCAAGACATGAAGGTGGACAAGATAGGCACAGCAGCGCGGCAGATTGAAATAACCCAAGAGTGGTTGAACCTGATGACAGTTGACTATCAACAGAATGCGCCATACTTCTGGGCAATGGTTCGGGCTTGGAATGGAAAAGACAAATGCCATGGATTGGCCTATCGCGCATTACATCAGTGGTATGAACTTGATGAGTTACAAAAAGAGTTTAAGGTGATACCTCAGGCAGTGGCGATTGATATTGGGTTCGACCAGGCCGAGGTGCTAAAGAATTGCGCCGATATAAAGATACCGAACCGTTCGATGCTTTTAGAGCCTGCACAGGATGCGCTTCCATTACTCGATGGTTGGTCACCTATGAAATCATTCGGAGGTAAACGTCTCTACAGGGAGGAGGAGACCGGTTTGTTTCTGCCGTATCGTATCCGGCGCAACGTGGACCCGTA